TAGTGTTATTCCTGTTGCTAACGGTGAGGCATTAACTGAGATACCCTTTCAATTCTTCGGTGCTGATGACAATAGCGCTGAATACTCTAAGCTACCTTTGTATGACTTAGCTAATGAAAACTTAGGTCACTTTGTTTTAGATTGTGATAACCGCGATAACTTGCACTTTCACGGGCAGGGTATGACCAATGTGTTTGTTGAGAATGGCGAAGATTTCGCAGAGGCTAACCCGAACGGCTTGGATGTTGGTGCAAAAGGCAAAAACCAATTCGGCATTAATGACCGTGTTGAAATAGTTCAAATAGAAGCTACCGGTGCAATACCTTCTGAAATGCTTCGCGATGAGGATAGAATGGTAATGAGTGGTGCTCAATTGGTAACTGACAATAACGCTAACGAAACTTTAGGCGCTAAACGTATCGATGCCAACGCTTCTATGTCTGCATTAAAACGCATCTCATTTAATATCACTGATGGATTCAAGCAGTTATTTACCTGGACAGCGCAATTTCTAGGTGAAGAAAGTACATCAATGTATAAATTAAACTCTGATTTTATCACTGATGATTTAACGCCTGAAATGATTAACGCTCACATGGCATTAGTTCAAGGTAATATTTTGCCTGCTATAACATTAAATGAAGTGGCCCGTAAAGCTGAGTTAACCGATTTAGACGATCAAGAAATAGCTGATGCTTTAGCTAATCAAAACCTATTAGGTGGTGGAACTAGTGAAGAGATGGCAACTTTACAGGCAGAAAATGACGCATTAAGAGAGCAAATCGAAGCATCAAAGAGCGCTGAATAATGCCAGTTGAAATACTTACAACTATATACTCACAACACACAATTCACCTCCAAAGAATTGGCGCTACTGAAGGTTTAAAAGTAACGCCTTTCTTGATTGATATTGAAAACGATGTTGTATCTATATTGAATAAGTATCGTAAACGCAGAGTAACGCCAGCACTACAAGAGCTTATCCAGAAGCAGATTAACGAGGCTACACGTAAACACTTACAAGATTACACTGCACAGCTTAAAGTTGAAAATAGAGCTATAGGTGCATTCGAGGCAGAGTTTGCAGCAACCACACTTAATGGAGTAGTAGACAATAAAGACTTTAATGCGACAATTCCTAATGCGGCTGCTGTTAATAGCGTTGCCACTATCACTCCTGTTAAACTTGGTGCTAATAGCTTCACTGCTTACTCCACCATGATGAAGAATTATTGGGGCAAATGGACTGATGAAATAAACGGTATTGTGTTAGCAGGGTTTCAGGAAGGCTCAACCATTCCAGAAATAACCAATGCCATAACAGCACAAATGGATTTATCTAAATCAGGCACAACTAAAAGCGTACTTGATAGAGCTAGGCGGTCAGCTAAGCAATTGGCTATAACCGGCACTAACCATTACGCGAATACAGCACGAATAGCGTTCGTTGACACTAATGATGATATACTTAAAGGCTATCGGTTCTTAGCGGTTAATGATTCCCGAACATCTAGAGTATGCGCAAGGTTAGACCAAACGGTTTACCCTAAAAACTCTCCTAAGCTGAGTAGCGTAACTCCACCATTACATCCTAATTGTAGAAGCGCGCTAACGTATGAAGTAGATGATAGGTTTAAGTTAGATACTAAAGATACTAATAAGGCATCATCATTTAATGTAGATGGTAAACGTGACCCTAAGCCGGTCGATAGTGATTCGATTTACTATGCCAACCTTAAAAAGTTATCAGCGCGTGATCAAGATGCTGCAATTGGCCCGTCATTAGGTAAAGCACTAAGGCAAATGAGCCCATCAGAATTCGCTAAACAAACGGGCGATAGTATGAACAACGCCCTGACCATAGCTCAAATGAGGGCTAAAAATAATACATTAGGCCGCATACTTAGAGGGCAAGGAAAGACTAAATCGGCAACTAAGGCAGTTAGCAAAATAAAGAAACCTAAAATCATAACTAGCGCTAAAGATGACTTGGCTACATTTAATGTTCCTTTTGGTGGGCATGTTAGCAAAACACCTAAAAAGTCTACAGTTGGAAGTATAAGTAGCATAAACAAAGCAAACTCTATAGAAAAACCAAAAGGATCAACTAAGGTAATTAGCTCATCCGCAAAAATAGAAAACAAAAGAAACGCAAGCGCTACACTTAACAAAAGCTTATCAGGAGATGAGTCTGCATACCTTGAGTATTACAAGGGAGATGGTTTTTACAAATCTAATGATATACTTAGAAACCCAGGCAAGTATTCGCAAATAGAGATTGATTCAGCTATAAAAATGAGGGACTCAATAAACGCAGCAATAGCTAAGTCAACTATTGACGCAGACTCATTTGTCTATAGAGGGGTAAGGGATAAGGGCTTATTTTCAGAGATAAATATAGATTCAATAGGTGCGGAATTATCAATAGACACTGCACAGAGTGTAGCTAAAGACGCAAGGGTAGCGCTTGGTTACTCTGGAGCGATAAAGAGTGGTAATAATTACTTTAGCGCTGGAGATGGATCAGTAATATTCAAAATAAAATTAAGAAAGGGGCAGAGCGCTATTGATATGGAGTCACTAATTGGCATCGGCAACACATCGGAAAGCGAATTACTATTAAGCTCTACCGGTAATTACATCATTACAGGTATAGAGGAAAGATTTACACCAACAGGTGACTTGTCACTTAAAATTATTGAGGTTGATTATGTTGATTAGTAACGCGGAATACCAGCGATTAAATAACGATAACTTTCAAAACAAAAGAATGGTTGAAGAATTAAAGAAACACAAAGAAAAGAATTAACTAACCGGTACTGAGTACCAACAACTTATGATCCTTGGGGGATTACAAAATGGTAGATTTAACAGGCATTGAAGGACTAAACGAAGAACAGTCGGCTAAACTAAAGGCTTTATTCGATAGTGAAATTGGCGGCTTAAAAAACAAGGTCGATGAACTTATTGGAGAAAAGCGCAATGTGCAAGCCTCATCTACCGAAAAAGATCAGATTATCGAAGATGCACGCAAGGCAGCAGCAAAGGCGCATGAAGAAACATTGATTGCATCTGGCAAGACTGACGAGCTTAAAGCGTTTTACGAAGAACAGCTAGCAACAACCACAGCAGAGTTAACCGCAACAGCTAAAACAGCTAAAGACGCGTTAACATCTCGTGATCGCGGTGACGTTATGGGTAAGGTTATGGGCTTAGTTCATGACGATCATAGATGGAATTCTGAAGCTATGTTGTCAAACATGCTAGAAATTGGTTATAATGACCAACAGCAACTTACCACACAGTTTAAACACAATGGTGAAGTTGTAGCAAACAACGTAGACGAATTCAAAAGCTGGGCTGGCGAACAAGACTCGTTTAAACGAATTTTAAAAGGTGTTGATTCGTCAGGGGCGAACACAACACAATCTGCTAGTAGTGCTGGTGGTAAAGATATGACATTAACCGAGCAAGCTATTCACGCGAACAAGCAAGCTCAAACACAATATTAATTTAAGGAATTATCATGGCTAACGTACAAATAGCAGACATCTACAACCCACTAGTATTTATGGGTGCAGAACAAGAAGCACAAATCGAACTTAACGCATTTTTAGCATCAGGCGTTATGGTTGTTGATCCTCGTTTAACAGCAATGGCATCAGTTGGTGGTAACATCGGCGAGCTACCATTCTTTAAGCCATTAGGTAGTCAAGAGCCAAATTACTCTGATGATGTGACTGGTAACACTTCAACGCCTAACAAAATCACTAGCGGCATTATGAAGTATCGTCTTGCTAGTCAAAACCAATCTTGGTCAACAATGGATTTAGCTGTTGATTTAGCATTGATTGATCCTGTTCAAGCAATTACAGGTCGTATTGGTCAGTATTGGGCAACAGCCTTAGAACGTCGTTTGATTCAATCAACTATGGGTTTATTAGCTGATAACGTAGCTAATGATTCAGGTGATATGGTTCACGACATTGCAACTGATGCAGTATTACCTATCTTGGCAGGTGAGTTGGTTTCTAATGATGCAATCCTTGACGCACAACAAACAGCAGGTGATCATCAAGCTGGCTTTAGTGCTATTGCTATGCACTCAGTTGTTTACAACCGTTTACGTAAGCAACAGTTAATCGACTTCATTCGTGATGCAGATAACAACACGTTGTTCCAAATGTACGGCAACTTACGTGTAATCGTTGATGACTCGTTAAGCGCTGTAGCTGGTTCAAACCGTGTTACTTACACAACAGTTATCTTCGGTACTGGTGCGGTGACTTCGGGCATGGGCCGAACTACTACCCCTAGTGAGTTAGATCGAAGCGCTGAAAAAGGCAACGGGGGTGGTCAGTCTGACTTGTATTCTCGTCGTGCTGATATTGTTCATCCATTAGGCTTTGAATTTACATCAGCTAGCGTTGCTGGTCAGTCTGCTACACTTGCAGAACTTGCAACAGCGGC